GTAATATTCACTTCTTCTGCATCATTAATACACATGATTCGCCAAGTGCCTCCTGAAAAATTTCCATTCAAAACAATTCTCAAAAAGGAAAACGGTCGATATAAATTTTCATGACTTTTTTGGAACGATATGATCATCTCTTATCACTGGTTACCGAATTAAGGTTACTGGAAATAAAGGAGTTGAAGTTGTGGAAGGCCGGTGGAAGATTACCAGTCCAGGATAGGGAGAGAAAATCAAAGGTTCAGTTTCAGATAGATAAGATTATTGAGTCACAGCCAAAAGTTACACAAAAACAGCTTTTTTAATGAAAAACTATAGTGAATTACCCCCGGAAAAGCTGCCAATAATATCGGGCGATCCAAATGCGCCGCCATTCTCTTTATGGGCTGTCAAGATTATTAATAATCCTGAACAGATAGAATCGCTTATAAGATTTATATGGGAGAATGGGTATAGTCGGGGATTGAAGGATATGGACAAAATGCATCAAAACGCTGAAAATTAAAATTAAATGCCTGACAGGATTTTACGTGCCAACATATTGACAAGTGACGCTGTGAATACTTTAACCTGGCCCGCAGAGGTTTTTTATAGGCGTTTAATGTCGGTGGTTGATGATTTCGGAAGGTTTGACGGCCGAGCTTCTTTATTGAGAGGATCTCTTTATCCGCTAAAATTAGACAAGGTATCAGAATCGGATATAGTCAAGTGGCTTGGCGAATGCCAAAAAACGGGGCTTGTAAGATTCTATGAAGTCGATGGAAAGCCATATTTAGAGGTTCAGAAGTTTGGTCAGAGATTACGATTAATGAAGAGTAAATATCCTTCCGCTGACATGTGCGGACAAATGACAGCATATGTTGACAAGCGCGAACATCTGCCGCCTGAAACGAAACGAAACGATTCTGAAACAGAAAACGATGCGGAAGTTGCTAAATCGCAACCAATTTCTCTCGCAAAATCTTTTTCAGATGAAGAGTTGATGGCCTTTAAAAACTTTCAGGAATGGATTAAGGTAAATGCTCCCAGGGTATCACAGATGAAAGAGCCGTTTACAATTGAACAGTATTTATCTCTGAAACAGAAGGGATACGATGCCGCGAAAATCCGTGAACTACTTGCAAACATGCATAATTGGGCTGATCTGCTAAAAAAGAAGGTATCCGCTTACCTGACATTACTTAACTGGAAAAGAAGGGAGGAAAAATAGATATGCCGAAAAATAAACAAACACGCCTTTATCGAATTGTACAGTACAATCTATACGTGTATGATACGACAAAGAAAAAGACAAAAGCTCATTTTGAATCTGTTACGGGATTGAAGTCAGGTAGAATAACCTGGTCGAGGTACAAGAAAATTAAACTTTCTCTAAACGAATTCAATAAATGAACGAGACAATATTTTTAATAGTTGATCTTTTTTGCGGGGCCGGTGGTACAACTACGGGATTTGCACAGGCAGAAATAGACGGTAATTCTATAGCCAAGGTAATAGCATGCGTTAATCACGATCCGAAAGCGATTAAGAGCCATTGGCAGAATCATCCGGACGTAAAGCATTTCGAAGAGGATATCCGTACCCTGGATTTAACAGAGTTGATTAAAACGGTGAATTGGTGGAAAGAGCGGTACCCGGATGGTGGTATAGTGCTTGATCCTTTTATGGGTGCCGGTACTACGGCGCTTGTTGCTCGAAAGCTTGGAAGAAACTATGTGGGAATCGAATTGAATCCGCAGTATGTGAAAATAGCGGAAGATCGGTTGAAAAAGCAATTAGGAATGTTTCAGTAATAAATTATGCCCTTAGCGATCTGTAATACTTGTCAATCCCTAGTCCCGTTCCAAAACAGAACTGGATGCCGAATAAAGGATGTTGTGGGTACCTGCGGGAGCCGGGATTGACAAGTAAGTGCGCGCTGGAATAATCAAAAGGTTGGATGGGACTATTACGATCGGAACGGACAATTAAGAAAACACGTTACACAGGAATTATATGTTACACGGGACACATTAAAAAATGAAAATGGAATTACAATCGGTCAATAAAGACAGAAAGAAAAGAACACCCATTGACATGAATACAATGGTGTATGGTAAAGTCCCGCCCCAGGCAAAGGAGTTGGAAGAATGGGTGTTGGGTGCGTGTATGGAAGAAGTGGAAGCAATGGATTCAGTAATTGAAATACTTCAGCCTCAATGCTTCTACATGGAAGTTCATCAAATTATCTTTACTACGATGATTTCTTTGCGAAGTAAGTCAGTTCGATGTGATATAATTTCTGTAGTCCAGGAACTTAAAAGAATCGGAAAATTGGAGGAGGTAGGTGGACCCTTTTATGTGACCAAGCTAACCAATGCCGTTGTTTCTACTGCAAACATTGAAAATCATGCGAGAATTATACTACAAAAGTTCATTTTAAGGGAAATCATCAGGATTTCAGGAGAAGCGATTGGGGATGCCTACGAGGATGGAACTGATTGTTTTGAATTACTGGATAAAACGGAAGCGGGATTATTTGGCATATCAGCAAGTTTTTTGAAGAAAGATTTTGAAGTAATTAGTAGCTCCGTGGCTAAAGTAGTCAGCAGGGTTGATCACTTGAGAGCCAGTAATGACGAATTAACTGGCGTTCCTTCTGGATTCCCTTCACTCGATAGAATTACTTATGGATGGCAGCCTACGGACCTAATAATATTAGCTGCCCGTCCAGCGGTGGGAAAAACAGCCTTTGCTTTGAACCTTGCCCGTAATTCGGCGTTACACCCGACTAAGCCAATACCGGTGGGGTTCTTCTCTTTGGAAATGTCTACATCTCAACTAACGCAAAGAATCTTAGCCGCAGAAAGTGAGGTATATCTCGAAAAAATTGCTCGTGGAAAAATGGATGATGCCATTTACACTCAATTTATGGGCAAAGGAGTCAGAAAAATGGAAACTGCCCCTATCTATATAGATGATACTGCAGCTATCAATATTATGCAATTCAGGGCCAAAGCGCGAAGAATGGTTAACAAATTTAAAGTCGGATTGATCATACTCGATTACCTGCAGTTAATGAGTGGCACAGGAGACCGAGGCGGCAACCGGGAGCAGGAGATAAGCAACATATCCCGTAATCTCAAAGGCTTGGCCAAAGAGCTTAATGTTCCAATAATAGCCCTCAGTCAGTTAAGCAGAAAAGTGGAAGAGAGAAAACCAGGTAATCAAATGCCTCAGTTAAGCGATCTACGTGAGTCAGGAGCCATAGAACAGGATGCAGATATGGTAATGTTCATCTACCGGCCCGAATATTACGAGGTGATGAATAATGAACATGGCGAAAGTACATCCGGCCAGACTGATATAAGAATTGCAAAACACCGAAATGGTTCATTAGGAACAATTTCATTGAAAGCAGATTTAGGCATTCAGAAGTTTACAGATGAATCAGCTCTGCTTTCCAACTGGAAACAATTACCACCGCGAAATACAACTGATTATTCTCAAGCAAACAATTTTGATGATGGATTTACAAATGATCAACCATTTTAATCATTTACCTGGTATGCCTTTATTTAAGTTATAAGGGGCATAAGGATTAACCAATAAAATAGTTCTTAACAATTAAAAACAAACAACATGAAATTTAGGAAAAAGCCAGTAGAAATTGAAGCAGAACAATTTGTTATATGGGACATGAAAAACATACCTGACAATATAACAATCCTTGATAACAGGTATGCGATATTGGGGATTGATACTGGAAACCCATATATAATAATTCCGGCATTAGGAGGTAATGTAAAAGCGTATCATTTAGATTGGGTTTGTTTAGGGATTAAAAACGAATTATATCCCTGCAAGCCGGATATTTTTGAAAATACTTACGAGCTTGTAGAATAGCTCTTTTACATAGTTGTTTGTTTTGGGTGGTGTGAAAAATTCGCTTAAATGATTATGCGGTTAAAGTCCGAAATCTTAACCCAAAGCAACAATATAACGGTAGTGTGGTGTGGCGGAATTAGACGCCGAAGGTTTGATTATTCATATAACCAAAATCCTTTAAACTACGATGGTAAGAGAGGCACTTGCAATCGGTGGACAGCAAATAACTAATAGCGCACAGAACAACTTTCATGCAGGTAGACGGGTCTAGCATATTTACCGACCCAATCCTGCCACCATACCCGTTAATTCAACTTTAGGAAATAAGTTTTAAATAGTTTAATAAATTCTAAAGAATGTCTAATATAATCGATAAAAGACCTTTTGCAATAAATTTAAGGCAAGAGCGAGAGTTAAAAGGTTGGAGCCAAGAGCAGGCTGCCAGAAACATAGGAATTCCTTTTAAAAACTACCAGGCATACGAAGAAGATCGATGCCAATGTCGGTTAGATACACTGAGAAAGATTTGTTACACTTTTAGAATTAATGATGTTTTATCTTTTATTTCTGAAGTTCAGAAAAACTAACTAAATTATTGAGTGAAAGTGTTTTTGTTTTAAAATGAGTATTAACTTAGCAAAGAAATTAGGGACCATCACTGAAAGCAAACCCGGAGGAAATAACAAACACTTATAACACACTTTTATGTTAAATGGCGCACAGCGAAAGGTTTTAAGAAAAAAAGCCAACGCTTCTTCTTTTTTATCAAAGCGAGTAAAAAAAATTACTCCGGTTTTAACTGATCAAATGATTCAATTATACCTTTCATTCTGTTACCAACGTTATCCAAGATCATATTGAGTTCTTTTTCGGCTTCCTCTTTAGATAGCCTTGACCTTAATTGTTGATAAATCATTTCTTCTAATAGAAGTTCTAATCTTAAAGAAGAAAGCGTTCCCATTTCAGAAGGTAAACGATAACCTAATCCCATAAATAATTGTTTTTTCAAATCTAAGCGAAAAGACTTGTTTCGCCTATCGGCTCAATGCTCCGCCCTTCTTTTTTCTTAAAACCTTTCTCCCGCAACGGTCAAAAAATAAGTTTCGCAAAATTTATTTTTTGCCCTTCACAGCCCCAACCAAGTAACATAATATTTAGTTATAATTGTTTGTTATCCTCTCTGTAGTTTATTCGCTGTCGCTCACCGGCGGGTTTGCTATATTGCGATTTTAAAAGCCTCCCTACACCCCCTGTGCTATTTTTAAAATCGCAATGCTTTTTAGAACTTAATAAAAAAAACTGACTAAGTAATTTAGCTAATTACATTAGCAATTAAAATGCTCATTAATTTAGTATTTGTAAAGCCTATTTTGCTTAGTTAATGACACTTGAAGATCAATTTACCATTTTATTGCAAGCTATCGAAAGGATTGCAAAACAGTCTGACAAAGACTGCAGATGTCCATTTAC